GCATGTTGAAGAATGGATTCCAGAACCCATATGGACTACAGGTGAATGATGTCGCGTAGATACTTCAAAGAAATTACCAAGTGGGATAAGTGTGATTATTCCGTCAAGAACCACACATATATATTTGAAGACTCAAAGTGTGTGGGATACATTAAGACTGGCACCAAAGAAGAAATTATATTTTCAAAATTCTCCCGCCAGTTCACGCGGAGTTATAGAAAATTTGTCGAGATTTACCCTTGACATTTTCTATCGTATTTGGTACTATAAGTACTGATAGGAGAAACTATGTCGCCATCTAGAGAACATTTGCAAAAAATTGCAGAGTTTATTAAGACCCTTCCCCCAGAACAGGTGGAAGTGGCACAAAACATATACGAAACGTACAGTTTTGTATCAAGACTGTTGGACCCAGAAGGGTTTGGTCTAGCAGTGTCCGCCGAAGTTAGGGATGAAGCAAGAAAGTGTCTTGGTATGCCAAAGGTAGAAACCAAGTTTTACCAATGAATTTACTGCCCATAGCTCAATCGGATAGAGCATCAGCCTTCTAAGCTGAGGGTTCGGGGTTCAAGTCCCTGTGGGCAGGCCAACATGAAAGGATAGTAATGCCAACATACAAGTTTCATAATAAGAATACTGGAGATATGTGGGAAGACTTTATGGGTATATCCGCTGCGGATGAATACCTAAAAGAAAATCCTCATATTGAACGGATGGTTGCCGGTGCCCCAGGCTTAGTTGCTGGGCGCGGTGACCGCACCAAACCAGATGGAGGATTCAAGGAAGTCCTCTCAAAAATCGCAGAGTCTAATCCGACATCGGCTCTTGCAAATGATTATGGTAGAAAGGACGCCAAGTCGGTTGCAGTACGAAATATTACACAGAAATACCAACCAAAATGATATTTCTGTGTATAAATAATTTTTGAACCCTGTGTTATTATTAGAGGAATTAAATATGAATAGGTTCATTACAGTCGCAACGCTTAGTCTAATGGTTGCGTTTAACGTGGGGTGTGCTTCTGCCTCAGGAAGTGATTACTACGAAGCAATTCGCAAGACCGCAGAAGCTCAGGCTCTTGCATCCGAAGCGAAGTATCGTGCTCTTGCACAAGTCGCCGCAAGTGGTGATGGTCAGGCTGCATCCGCAGCTGTTATGGCTATCGCACTTTCTCAAGACAAAACTGTGACCCCGCAGTACGTTGAGTCTACCGCTCTGAAATGGGCGCAAGTTCTCACACCTACTGTTGGTACTCTCGGTCTTGGTTTGATTCAGGCCGGTGTTTCCAAAAATGCGTCTGACAACGCCTCCAAAGTCCAGATGGCAAGTATGGCTAGTAATGAAGCCATTCAACTTGGTCAACAGGGTATGGTCGGTGATTTGGTCGGTGATCTGAGTACTGGTTGGTCTACTAGTGCAGCTGCTGGTGGTGCCGCTACTGCTGAGATTGCAATTGCAGGATTCACTGCATTGAATACTGCGGGTGGCCAAACTGTTTCGTTGGGTGTTGCCGGTCTTGATGCTACGGAAAATGTCGCTACGGTTGGTATGAACAATATCACCCAGTTGGGTCAGGATGGTCTGACCACCGCCTCAACAATCGCCAATTTTGGCATGACAGGTATGCAAACGTTGGGTGTTGCCGGTATGGAGGGCATTGCAGATGTTTCCAATACTGGTATGACAAACCTTACCACTCTTGGTGTAACGGGAATGGCTTTGGTTGACAGTCAAGGAAATAACTACGCTGATATCATTACTGATATGCAGAGTAGTATCGATTCCGCTATTGGTGAGTTGGCTACTCCAATCACTTGTAGTCCTGATGCAAATGGTGCGATGGTCTGTCAGTAATTACATCTAAAAGTGTGATAAATAAGGGGGGTAACACCCCCTTTTTTATTGTGCCGACATATCATGGAGTAAATTATGGCAAAAGAAGACAGTTTTGCAGGACACTATGCGTCCCTGTTTGACCCAAAAGAACTCAAACTTCTAGAAGATAAAGCTCAGAAGGAATTTCTCAAAGGTCAGGAATTATTTGAAACAAATATTGAAGAAGAAGAGGTCAAGGCCTTGTCCGAGGCATTGGCTATTGACTACGCTGAAAAGTGGAAAGTCTATGCCCGCATGAAGGTTGCAGAAAGAAACTTTGAGCGGTCAGAGAATATTAGGGCAAGCCTTACTCAGAAGTTGATCCATGCAAATGCAAATCTTGAAGTTACACTCAAGACGTTGGAAGAAAAGAAGGTTGCAGTTGCATATGAATTGAGGGAGAAAGAGAAGGCCAAGACACTGGTAAGGGAACTGCGTGCCGAACTCAAGTCGCTGAAAAAACCTAAAGAGGTTTCAAAGCGTTCGGCCCCCGAAAAAAAGTCCGCGGCCAAAAACGCCTGAGAGGTTTTTTATAAATAATGGTATGTATAGTTTTTCATCATATTTAAAAGAAGATGCCCAAGGCAAGAATCTTCATCTAGAACACCTAGAAGACGAAATCATTAATTTCGGAATAGGTGGGGCTAGAGGCGCAATTAACTTTTTACAGTCGTTGCGTGATATGCTTTCTGGTAGTTCTCGTTCATCTGTTCACATGACTGTGAAATGGGATGGTGCGCCTGCGATATTCGCCGGCGTCGATCCTTCTGATGGAAAGTTCTTTGTCGCAAAGAAATCGGTATTCAATAAAACACCGTTACTATACAAGACACGACAAGAAATTCAGTCTGACCCCAAACTTCCACAGGCACTCAAACCCACCTTTATTACTGCGCTTGATGAATTCAGTAAATTGGGTATAAAGGGTGTCTTACAGGGTGATCTGATGTTTACTGGTAGCAGTCTAGAAACAGATACGATTGATGGCCAGCGATACACCACTTTTCAACCTAACACAATCGTCTACGCAATTCCAAGTGGGTCTGAGTTGGATCGACAGATTCGTGCCGCGAAGATCGGCGTTGTGTGGCATACCACATATTCTGGTAACAGTCTACAAAATATGAGAGCGTCATTCGGTGCCAACATATCTGGATTGAAAAAAAGCAGAAGTGTGTGGATGGATGATGCCTCTTATAGAGACGAAAGTGGTACTGCTACATTTACTAAATCAGAGACCGCATCTATAACTGCGAAACTTGCTGCGGCAGGTAGACTATTTCAAAACATTGACGCGGGACAACTAAAGACTTTTCTCCGCTTGCAATCTGCAATGGAGGGTTCTAGTCACACCGCTGGTGCTACACTCAAGACCTACAACAACTCAAAGGTTCGGGTCGGGAAAAAGGTTACCAATGTCCGACAACATGTGTCTGGATATGAAAAGTGGGTAGAAGAAAAATTCGATGCCGCAATCAACAAATTAAAAACGCCGGCGTCCAAAGATAAACTCGAAAAGAAAAAGAAAGAGACTATAAGAGAACTCAAAAAGTATGACAATCTGCTTATTAACGTGGTTGGTTTTCAAAACGAACTTGTCGAAGCAAAAATGCAGATCGTCACAAAACTAAACGGCATCAAACAGCTGATGAATACCTTTGTTCGCACCAAACAGGGATTCAAAGTAACTGCACCGGAAGGATATGTTGCGATTGACAGGGTTGGTGGCAACGCGGTGAAGTTGGTAGACCGCATGGAATTTAGTTACAACAACTTCACTGCGATAAAAAGTTGGGACAGATGAGACTAAGAGAAGAAAAAGAAAAACATATGGTCTTTGCTTTCGGTAGGATGAATCCACCCACTGCCGGTCACAGTAAACTAGTGGATAAGGTTCACTCCCATGCAAAGTCTATTGGGGCTGACCACAGAGTTATCGTGAGCCACTCTCAAGATAAACACAAGAACCCTCTGACATCTGCACAGAAGACTCGTTATCTAAAGCACGTTCATCCGCATGGGAAGTTTGAGGCATCCTCTAACTCGCAACCACATGTTTTTGCACACCTTGCAAAGATGCACAAAGAGGGACACACTCACGTTACTATGGTTGCCGGTTCTGACCGTGTACATGAATTTCACAAACTGATAAACAAGTACAACGGCAAGAAAGGTAGTCATGGATATTACAAATTCAAGAGTCTCAAAGTAGTCTCTGCTGGGGCCCGTGATCCAGACGCAACGGGTGTCGCCGGTATCAGTGGAACAAAGATGCGATCACACGCATCCAATAACGATTATAAATCCTTTAAGTCTGGTTTACATAAAAACACCTCACATGGCGAGGCAAAAAAACTATTCCATGCTACAAGAAAGGGAATGGGTCTCAAAGAGGGTCAAACTAGATTATCATTTGGAGCATTTTTAAATGAACAGAGAAGCAGTATTTGAACAACTAAAGATTGACGAGGGAGTAGAATACGAAATCTACCTCGACCATCTTGGATATCCTACCGTGGGTGTCGGCCACCTCATTTTAGAAGAAGATTACGAGTACGGAAAGGAAGTCGGTACTATGATTTCTGTTGAGAGATGTGAAGAGTTATTCTCACGCGATCTCGACACCTCTATCAGCGAATGTACTGCTTTGTATGGAGATGGATTTGGAGATTTTCCCGACGAGGTTCAACAGATATTGGTCAACATGATGTTCAATATGGGTAGAACCAGATTGTCCAAATTCAAAAACTTTAATGCTGCTATTGCTGAAGGAGATTGGAAAACTGCCGCAGTAGAGGGAAGAGATTCACTCTGGCATCGTCAGGTTACGAATAGGGCAGAAAGATTGATGGTGAGGATGGAAGAAGTATGAGAGCCTTTTTAATTGGTGTTGTATTTTTGTCTATGGTAGGATGTTCTCAACTCACAGGATTTCTCCCCGACAAGTTTGACAGTACAGAATATGGTACATTGGTAGAACTCGCAATCGTATCAGAAAACACAAAAGACTGTGACCGAGATGTGATGGAGTTTGCATGGGCAAAGAGTGCCTTCTTGCAAAAATATTCAGAACACACGATGAATGACAACAATGCGGCGATCTATACTCAAATCCATGATCTAGTGAACGAACTGAAAATTAGACAGGAACCATCGCTTGGTTACTGTAGAATCAAGTGGGGAAACATTTCCTCTATTGTAGAAGAAGCATTAGTCATATCTGGGAGTAGAATGAAATGACAGAAGAACAACTCATAAAAAAATATTCCCAGAAAGTCCGTGAATTGAACGAACTCCTAGATACTGGAATGATATCTCAGGCAGAGTATGAAGAACTGGTGCAGGATTTTACTGATATCGAAACTATTCGTGATGACATTAAAGAAGAGGACATGAAAATTAAGGCGGCTAAAATCATAGACGCCATCTCCCATTTGATTAAAATATTATAAATAGTCTTATGGAAAAATCATTCAAAGACTTTGTACCACTTGAGGAGGGCGTAAACGATCCCGCCATCTTCAAAGCGGTATTTTTAGCAGGTGGGCCAGGCAGCGGAAAATCTTTCGTTGTCGGTAAATCCGCACTGACCTCGTTTGGTCTAAAATTAGTAAACTCTGATACCGCATTTGAGGCTGCACTGAAGAAGGCAGGTCTTACAAAAACACCAGGCGATATTTTCTCCACGAAAGGTCAGTCTTTGCGTGATCGTGCCACGTTAATAACCAAGAAGAAACAAGAGGGTTACTTAAATGGTAGACTCGGTTTGGTTATCGATGGTACTGGAAAAGATTTTGAGAAAATCAGACAACAAAAAATAGAGTTAGAAAAGTTGGGATATGAGACTGCAATGATTCTCGTAAACACTGACTTGGACACTGCTGTTGCCAGAGATAAGAAACGCGACAGAACTTTGGGTAAGACAAAAGTCGAACCAATGTGGAGATCGGTTCAAAACAACATTGGTAAATTCCAAAACCTATTTGGTAATCAGTTTATCGTTGTTGATAACACAGATGGTGCCAACTACGAAGGTGGTATCATGTCTGCTTTCAGAAAGATCGGTCAGTGGACAAGACAAACTCCAAACAACCACCTTGCTCAAAGATGGATTCGCGACCAGAAACAACGGAGAGGTATGAAAGAAGAAAAAGAATTTAAACCTCACTATATGTTCAAGGATGGCAAAAAGGTTTTTGCGAAAAAAGAAAAAGATCATATAAAACTCATGAAACAGGGTTGGTCTCATGATGACCCCTCTACAAAAGAAATAGAAGAAGATTTACGCAAGTGGTTTGGCAAGGGGCCAAAAGGTGATTGGGTCCGTGTAGGTACAGACGGAAAGATCAAAGGTGACTGTGCTAGAGAGCCTGGAGAAGGCAAACCCAAGTGTATGCCCAGATCAAAGGCTCACAGCATGTCCAAAGATGACAGGGCAACATCTGCTAGAAGAAAAAGAAGGAAAGACCCAGTTGCAGATCGTAGTGGTAAGGGCGGCAAACCAGTTATGGTAAAGACCGATGTCAAAGAGGCATCAATGTCAGCACAAGATCGTTTTGCAAAAAGACTTAAAGACAAACATGGTATGGACTTGGAAGCCAAGTTGAAGTACTATGAGGACATGAAGAAAAAATTTCAACAGACATCAGCGAAAACAGTAAAATCAGAAGAGAAGATTGATGAAAAGTGTTGGAATGGATATAAAGAGAAAGGTCTGAAAAAGAAAGGCAATAGGGTTGTTCCGAATTGCGTCCCAGTATCAGAGACTCCGCAGTGGATGCAACCCGCACTGGCAAAGACTGTCTATAAAACTCAGTACAAACACGCACACAAACTTCTGAAACAAATTGTAGACCGCAAGAAGAAAGAGGGTGGTGGCAAACTCCGACATGGTGTTGAGTACTATGCCGCAAAGGTTGCAGGACAGGTTTCGGATAAGGTTGATCCCAGAACTCTTGCTGGTATGTATGAAGATGTGCAGATTAGTAAGTACGAGTGGGGTAGACCAGAAGGAACTGCGTATTTGAAGGCAGTAACACCTGGCGAGCCAGGAGAAACCACAAAGAAAAACAAGACTACTAATAAGTACCACTACAAGGCAAAGGTACAAGAGAACTGCGGTTGCGGTCAAGACCCCTGCATCACATACGGTAAGCAAGCAGTGAAAGAACACTGTGGTTGTGAAGAAGATGCCGATTATGATGTTTTGGAAATGGACCACCATGTATTCAGTGAGAGAGAAATCGAAGAGATGGAAACTCAGATTGATGGCATGAATTTCGATGACCTAATTGATCTTGGAATGTATGACGAAGAAGAAGTTGAAGAATTAGATGCTGCGGCAGAGGAAGATGAGGATATTCACGATAACATTGATATCCTTGAAAATCTGTCAATTCAAGGTAGAATGAAACGTCGATTCAACGCTCGTCGTAACAAACAAAAACTGAAGGTTGCTCGTATGAGGGCATCCAGAAGAGCCGCCGACCCCGCAAGAATTAAGAGAAGGGCATCTCGCGGTGCAAGAAACATGATTAAAGGTCGCATTGCGAGAGGTAGAGATATCAAGTCTTTGCCACCCGCAGAGAAGGCAAGAATTGAAGCGATGGCCAAACGTTTTGGTGGTCTGGTTTCTAGACTCGCACAGAGAATGGTCCCGATAATCAGAAAGAACGAACTGAAGAGACTTACTTCAAGAAGAAGTAAACCACAGAAGGCTAAGAAATATAATCCAGCACAGGCGAAGTCACAGGCGTCTAAACAGAAGGCTAAGAAGTTTAAGGTGAAGAAGAAATGAAGACTTTTTTGGAGTTTGTCACAGAAGAAGGTATTAAGTCTGGACACAAACGGCCCACTGATAAAGGTGCTGGTCTGACACAGAAGGGCGTAGATGCAGAGAACCGCAGAACCGGCGGCAATCTACAGACTGCTGTTACTACGCCTCCTAGTAAACTAAAGAAAGGTAGCAAAGCGGCTAATAGAAGAAAATCCTTCTGTGCCCGATCACGCGGTTGGACGGGTGAAAGAGGTAAGGCTGCAAGAAGAAGATGGAACTGCTAAGAGTTTAATTTCGTTATGACAATTGATGATATTCTGAAGTACACAAGACAGTACTTGGGTAAAGGTCTTTCTTGGGAAAACAGTGTGTGTCTCCCACAAGAAAATCTGCCAACAATCCGAAAGTGCCTCGGTGGTATCAATCTTGCTTTATGTGATTCAATAGACTCGTGGAAAGAAAACAGAACACATAATTTGTTTTGGATTGACCCAGACACACAAGAAACCTTTAACGAACACAAGAATGACCCCCAGACCCGAAAGTGTCTGGAACAGTTTAACTGGATAAGAACTGACGGGTCGCAAAACGCCGTTTCAGTCCAGTACCTCCTCAACGACCAAGGATACCGAATAGACCACGGTTATGATGAAGACGGAATTATTTTCTATGGATGCAGTTTTACATTCGGTATCGGTCTAGACAAGGAACATACCTTCACTGAGATAGTATCAAAAGAACTGGGTCTTGCAAATTTTAATTTCGGTATCCCTGGCGTTGGACTTGATGCAAGCGTAATTCATGCTTTGTTCTTACTCAAACACACTGTCAAGAAACCAAAAGCGATGGTTGTTTTTACACCACCACCAAGAAGGTGGAACTACTTTAACGGATCTCAGATTGTAACCACCTCTTCTCAACAGATTTCAAAATACAGGAAAATTACAGAAGAGTATGTAATGTCAATGGAGTATCAATGTGTCACGGATGACATGAATAACCTTATTCAGACAACCAAGAACATCATGGTGTTGCGAGATATCGCAAAAGAACTGGATATCCCTTTCGTTTTGGCTGACTATTCAAAGGACTTTGACAGAGAGTTTAAAGCTTATCATTATTGGAAACACTGTGCTCAACGTGGAGATGAATCTTTTGATGGGGTTTCTATGGCCAGAGACCTCATACACCCAGGCGAAGAAACAAATGCAAAGTGGGCAGAAATAATCATAAAACTAATCAAAGAAAAACTATAAATACTGTTTATGAGATGGTTAATAGAAAAAATTAAAGAGTGGTTGAAGGAAGAATATCAACTTACTGTTTACTACCCAGGCGAAACTACTGTTCTGCCTGATGGTACTCGCATAGAGACGTTTAGTCCAAAAACTTATCATGCTAAAAAAATCTTAAAACTAAAACAAAACCACATTATTTTTATTGGTACTGATAAAAAGAGACATGAAATAAGAGTTGTAAATCCAGTTGGATTTGATTTGAAAAAAATATATTGATGATGGAGACAACATGGATTACGTTGACGTACTATTATTTACGGGACTAGGTTCGTATTCACACGGCGTACAGGCTGCAACAGAAGAACCTAGTTACGAAACCAGAAGTCGAACTTCTGGCACCTACCGAATTGCCACATACCTAAGAGATGAATTCGACTTTAACGTAGAAGTTGTCGATTTTATGTTTTCTTGGCGGTATGAAGAACTCGTTGAAATTGTAGATAGCAGGGTCGGACCAGACACTAAGATGGTGGGTGTGGGTGGGCTCTTCTTTCTTGCAGCCCCGAACATTGTTAATATATTCAAATACGTTAAAACCAATTATCCCAATGTGACCACTTGTGCTGGAAGTCAGGACATCTGGTCACTTATGAAAATACCAAACATCGATTATTACTGTATTGGTTATGGTGAACTCGGCATGAAGGCCATAATACAGGGTAATCCAGAAGTAAAACAATTTACGCCCTTTGAAGGCGGACCTACATTTCCAGTAGTAGATTGTTGGGAAAACTCAAAGTATCATGCGTACCCTTGGTCTGAATTGCCAATCCGATACGAGAAAAGAGACTTTATTAAACCCTACGAAGTTTTGTCTATGGAAACTTCTAGAGGATGTCGATTCGCCTGTTCCTATTGCAACTTCCCGATTCTGGGTGTGAAGGGTGACTATACTCGTTCACAAGATTGTTTTGAGAGAAACATAAAAGAAAACTATGACCTTTGGGGAACAACAGAGTACATCATTACTGATGATACTTTCAATGACTACATTCCAAAAATTAAAAAGTATGGTGATGTTGTTCAGTCATGTGATTTTAAACCAAACTTTACTGGGTACATTCGCGCAGACTTGATGACTCAACGCAAGGGTGACCTAGAAGAACTTGCTAGAATGAGATTCAATAGTCATCTCTATGGGATCGAATCAACAAATCATGCAAGTGCCAAATCAATGGGAAAGGGTGGTGACCCAAAGAAGATTCTAGATGGCATTCTAAAAGCTAAAGAATATTTCTTAAAAGAGAATGGGTTTTATCGGGGGGAGATAAGTTTGATTTGGGGGTTGCCGTACGAGACTCCAGAAACTCTAGACTGGACCTTCAAGTGGTTGGATGATAATTGGCAGTCTCAGGCAGTATCGATGTTCCCTCTACATATTATGAGAGACAATGGAATGACGCGACCCAGTGATCTTACCTCTAAGAAAGACAAGTGGTACAAGACCCCGCAACCAATGGAAATCGAACCAGTAGGCGACAGACTAGATCACATCTACGCCGATCCAAATGTCGATGATTATTTCAAGAGAAGAATCAAACTCCTTGAACCAGATTTGAATAGTCCACACTGGCACCATTTGACATATATGTGGAAAAACGAACACTATGATGCGGTCAGTGCATATATTGGTGTGCAGAACATGTTATTTGGTCATGATAGATATTGGGATAGGGGTGTACCCATTTTTAACCAATCAAACTGGCAAGGAGTGGGGTTTAGTAAGGCCGATATGTTGAAAAATTTCAGAGAATTGCCTAGTATGATGAATCCACCCGAAGAAATGGTAAAATCAGCTATAGAAGAGTACAAACAGAATAAGTTATCTTTATAAATATATTGAAACGTCAAATTTATTTTGGAGTATACACAATGCCGGTAGAAAGAAACATCCGTGACATATTACAGTCTGGAGAATCTACCCTATTAGAAGCTGATATGTCAAGAAGACTTGATATGCTGGTTCGACAGGGTATGTTGCCAGTTGCAAAACTGCCACTGTTAAAACGTGGTCTTGAAAAAATGAAATCTGGTAAAGTGGGTACTCCGCAAGAAAGAGATGCTGTTAGTGGTGTTCTTGACCAAATGATGTATATCATACTTGGTGACGATACAGTATTCCAGAAAGCACGACAACACACTCAAAAGAATCGCTATCAGACCGAAGAGAGTGAGATCGAAACGGCCGAAGAGAGTGATGATGTAACCTTGAATGAATGGGAAGAACTGTTGTTGGACATTCAGACTCTTGAAGAGAAGAATGTCCCAACAAACCCGAAGTTGTGGTCAAAGTACAAGTCACAGGCGAAGGCAAAATTCGATGTGTATCCTTCTGCTTATGCCAATGGTTGGGCTGCCAAGATGTATAAAAAAGCCGGTGGAAGTTGGAAATCAGTTAGTGAAGATGTAGAACAGGTTGATGAAGTATCATCTAAAATGTTGGCAAGTTACCAACAAAAGAACGAGACTGATCGTGAAAAGGCGGTTGGTACTCAGGATGTAGATAAGATTAAAAAACGTGTGAAGGGTGACCGTCTTGCAAGTAAGAAGAGATATTCATCCGTTTACAAGAAGTATGGTTTATCTACTGCCAAGGTTCCTGCTACTAACGAAGAAACGGACCTAGAAGAAAAGGTTGAAGACATGGAAATGGGTGAAGTCATCAAGGACTTCCAAAAGTCTGATGCACCCCAATTTAAGGGCAAGTCTAAAGAAAAGAAGAGAGAGATGGCCATCGCTGCTAAACTCTCCAAAGAAGAGACCGAAGAGGAAATTACCGTGGACATGAACAATCCGTTTGCCGCCGCTAAGAAATCAAAACTCGACGAGTACAAAGTTAAGAATCCTGGCTCAGACGCAGAAGATTCTCGACAACGCGCCAAGAAGGCCGCCGAGAGACTTTCTCGCAAAGTTTCAAAGACTGAGAGGGAAACTGATCCGGGCCTTGACGAAGTTAAAAAGGTTGATTGTCCAGAGTGTAAGGGTAAAGGTTGTTCCGAATGCGATGACAAGGGATATCAACTCAAAGAGTATATCACTGGTAAACAAGTTAAGATGGCGAAGGGTATTGCAAATGACCCCCGTCACAAGGGTGGTGACATGACGGGTGCCGCAAAGAAGATGGAAAAGATTAAGAAAGGTCTTTCTAATCACCCAGGCGCTCAGAAGGCTCTCCGCACTGCAAACGAAGGTATGTTCGATGACTACTCCGATGAAGAGTTGGATGAGTTGATCGAAATGGAATTCAAGGCAAAGTTTCAGGCGATGCTGAAGAAATCAGGTAAGTCTCTTGGTTCTATGTCCCCAGAAGAGAAAAAGAAATTCTTCAACAGTGTAGATGCCGCACACAACGCAAAGAATGAAAACTACACCATGAAGAATGATTATGCAAAGTCTTCTGGTGCTATGTCAAAGGACAAGGCAAGTCACAACACTGGTGGGATGCGTATCTCAAATAAAGATGCTGGTGCTGCCAAGGCAAGACTCATGAAGAAGAAGGGTATCACTGAAGATGCCGCTGCGGATGCAAAGAGAGACTATGATGCGGATGATAAGAAAGGTCTTGCTCCTACTAAGTCGGACAAACCCGCAAAGGTCAGTGACGCATCAAACGCAAAAGAAATCGAACACATTGTACCTCAGATGCGAAAAGCAATTACCGTTGGTAAAGAGGTTCAATTCCAAGATGGGAAGACGCACAAGATCAGTAAAGGACACGCTGCAAAGTTCTTGAATAAGTACATGAACAGCAAACCCGCTGACAAACAAGCAATGCAAACGTCTGCCCACAAGAGCCACGATCATTTTAAGAAGCACGTATAAATAAAATAATAGACCCAAGGAGAAAGTCACAATGAGCGCATGGTCAAAATCCAATAAGCCAGTAATTACTGGGATTCCTGCATCTGAAATCTTTATGGTTGACGAAGCGGAAGTCGCTGCTACTGCTGGTATTACACAGCCCGGTTGGGTACGGAGAACTACTGTCGGTTCGCGCAAGAAGTATGAAACTCTTGTTGCTATGGCATCCGCATCTACTGACGCAGTATACGAGGCGGCTGTAGGTGTTGTCGCTACTGCTCTTGCCGCCGCAACTGAGTACAAAATTCTTACCACTGGAACTACCGACTTCACCGCAGTTGGTGCCGCTGACTCTAACCCAGGCACAGTATTCACCGCTTCTGGCGCTGGTACTGGAACGGGTACTGCTGTCGCTACTGCCGATGATGACGATACTGAATTCCCCGACTCATAAGGTTTAACTGATGTCTGATTCAAAACTATCAGAACTCACTGCGGCCACCTCGGTGGCCGCTGATGATACCCACTACCTTGTACAAGGTGGTTCCAGTAAGAAAGTTAGTACTGCAAACATATTTGGACAGATTTCTACTCCAACATTGTTCGCAGACAAGGTTTCTATTGGAGATCATATAAATGTTACAAGTGCTGGTGTATTGTCAAATGATTACAACGTACATCTGATTGTTGATCCTGCTGTTGGTGGTACTCTTACCCTCACTGGTGGAACTACGGGTCAGTTAAAAACTATCATCATGACTTCTAATGCTAGTGCCGTGACCCTTTTGCTGGATGACAGCGATCTGGGACATGACACTATTACCTTTGACAGTGCTGGTGACACCGCCCTTCTGATTTATGCAGGATCGAAGTGGTGGATGGTTGGGGGTTCTGCTGCGGTAACCTAATAATAATATGATTGAATTGAATGAAAGTAATTATCTTGTTTATGCTATAAAACATTACAACAGTCCAGAGTGTTCGGGGATCGAAGACTTTGAGGAAGATGTAAAAAGATTCAAGTATCTGAAGAGGTTGTTTAGAAGATATGAAAGATCGGGTCAATTAAATGACAGACTCATCTTGAATCACCTTATAGTATTATACAACGTGTTTGATAGACATGCTACTCCAATGTTGTTTTACAAGATTGATAAACAACATTGGTCAATACTAAAAACTTTTTTGGTATTCCTAAACCGGATGCCTTTGGAGTCAATAATTACTGGTGGTGTTCGCGGTGATGATATACCACTGGACTTTAAAATTATTAACATACTTAGGAATATCTGATGTCAAGAACTGTAGTTGATAGTCTCGTAGCGATAAGACTTCTCAGGTTGTTTAGTACACCCTACGAGAAGCATCCAGCTTTTGAGATGGGTATCATCGACAATAAAGGCAACAAAATTAAAGACCCTCGCACCTCCGAAGAACGAAACGCATACACCTTTTTAGATAGACTCGGATTCAAAATTCGTAGAGCATTGACCACCTCATCAAATGCAGCTGCCAGAAGATTATTAGTATTTGCTTCTGCTATTGCCATGATAAGAGAAAACAATGACATCGAAAATATGTCAGATGATGAATTTCAAGTTTTACTTGATATGTATTCACAAGATGAAAATGTAATCACTGAGGCTAAAATTCTAGAAGCTGGTAATGTCCCATTCAAATATTTCATGATGGGAGAAGAAATCGCTAATGTTGCAGGACCAATGACGGGTGGTAAAATCGCTGGTCTGGGAACTGACGCGCAAGGTGAACCAGGCCGAAAATCCATAGCAATGCCTCTTCAACGTAGAAAGAAGAAGAGGAAGTTTCCAAATGTCAACTGAGACCAGAATCGCCGTACTGGAAGCTGATACCAGAAAAATGGAAGGATTTTTTAGTCGTCTTGACACTTCCATAGAAAAAATTGCAGAACTAAACGTATCCATACGAGAAGTATTATCTTCTCACGAAACTAGAATTAACGCTACGGAAATCGAATTGGAGACGCAATTTTCTATGTTTGACCAGAGGTATGAACAACTTCACTCTAGGATCACTACGGTTCATAGAGAATTATCTGAAGAGATGAAAGAAGAGACTAAAAGTCTCATGGATTCTATAGCAGATTTGAAGGATGCAATGTTGGATCAACAACGCATAGAAGAAGAACGACTCCGCAATGTAGAAAAGAGACAGTGGATGATTATGGGTGCTGCTGCAGTACTTGGATTTATTGCTGGTAACGCGAGTCTTATGAACTTATTGGGTTGACATTTGGCCACATTGGTGGTACTATTATGTAATGATTGTAATCAACGATAACCAAACCAAAGACTCTCTACTGCGTGGACGATACCACAACGAAGATGTTTTGTTTTACAATTCCAATGAAGTAGAAATTGTACCTGATTACGATTACAACAACCGACCCCTAAAAGTCAAAAGTTACACAGAAATCACTGGTAACTTACATCCAAAACAATACCCCGAAAACAACACAAAATTTATTAGTTGGCCGTACTTCTGGTTAATTGATACGGTGAATGCCTGTTGGGATATCGTAAACAGCGGCGTAGACCCAGAACAATACTGGCAAACATCCCGCCTACCCTGCCAATTGTATACATGTATGTTGGGTCAGAAGAGACCCCACAGAGAGATGATTTATGACCTGTTACTGTCACAGAGGTGTATTGGTCAGTATGTCACCTTTGTCGGCAAAGGCATCTATAGGGATGTTGTAGAACACTACAGAGAAGATGTCGATAGATGTGTATGGAAAGGTGATAACCAACAAAAGACTCACAGATTCCCGCCTTGGTATGATCTGTGTCTCATTGACTTGGTGGTAGAGACACATGAAGATCACACGTTCTATACAGAAAAAACTTGGAAACCGATGCTTGGCATGAGACTACCTCTGATTTTTGGCAACAAAAATATGATGGACCCACTCATGGAATGGGGATTTCATTTCCCACACCAAATAATCAACTACGAGTATGACATGGAACCAAATCCATATCTCAGGGCAAGAGGGTTGGTTAGAGAACTCAAACGACTGCGAGAAGAATACACACTACCAGAATTGCATGAAGAAACTTTGGAGTGCCGAAAACACAACCAAAAAAGATGTTTTGAAATCTTGGAAGAGATTCAACTACCTACCGAAGTACCCCGACTTGCAGATGACGTATCTAGACTAGAAAAATCTTTGAAAATCAAAAAAGACCTTGACTTATACATGGGTTTCTAGTACTATAGACTGATGCTATATGTTGACGTAAAATACCTAAACTTCATTTCCTATCGTTTTGAGAAATTCAAGCGCAAGAATGACTATCTCTTTAATGTGAGATGTCCCTTCTGTGGAGACTCCAAACGCAAACTGAACAAGATGCGTGGATACTTCTTCCGCAAAGAAAACAACATGATCTACAAGTGTCACAAATGTGGATACGGAGCTAGTTTTGGGAATGTTTTGAAACAACTTGACCCATTATCATACAAGGAATATTGTTTAGAGAAGTACACCGAGGGAGAAAGAAAACAGTGGCAACCAACGGGGTCCAATTGGACACCCAACGGACACACCCTCTTTGACAAAAACGAAGAACCAGAACAGCCAAAAGTAAAGACTCTTATAGATAATATAATGGACAAGGTAAGCACATTACCATATGACCATGAGGTTGTCGAATATGTGGAGAGTCGAGATATCCCCAAGAAAGTTTGGGACAGACTTTACTATATTGACAACATAAAAAATGTTGTACAACTGAATGAGAAGTATGCGGCGAGTATTATTACGGAGGAACCCAGACTAGCAATTCCATTCTTTGACAAACACGGTAGATTGACTGCCGTTTCTTTGCGAGCCATGCGTGGTGAGACACTGAGATACATCCTTGTCAAAGTTAGGGAAGATGCTCCTACTGTATTTGGATTGGAACAGGTGGATAACACAAAGATGGCCACTGTTGTTGAGGGTCCACTGGATTCTCTGTTTCTTGACAACTGCATTGCGTGTGCCGGAACATCTTTCAATAAGATAGATAGTCTAGGTTTTGATCCAGAAAAAATTCGCATCGTTTTTGATAATCAACCGAAGAACAAGGATGTTTGTAAGTTGATGTCAAAGTACGTCGATCAGAATTACAATGTCGTTATTTGGCCTGAGAGCATATCTCAGAAAGATATAAATGATATGGTAACAAGTGGTTTGAACGTACAAGATATAGTAGACAACAACACATACCGTGGACTGTCTGCTCAATTTAACTTTAACCAATGGAAAAAATGTTAGGAGATGGTAATGGAATTTTTAATTCTTGCCGGTGTCGCAGTATTGTTTGTTTGGGGTTTTTGGACTTTCATGTTTAAACCCAAAGCTGAAAAGGCGATTGACAACGCTACTGGAGCATCAAAATCGCTGACACCGGAACAGGTAGAAGCAAACTATGACGTAGGTCTCGCATCACTCGGACTACCTTCTTATGAAGAGTTGATGAAGTTGACCAAAAAGCAACTAGATGCACAAGCTGCAAAGCAGGGTATCAAGTTGGACGCTCGTCAAACAAAGAAGAAGATGGTATCCGCGTATCAGGATGGATTGAAGTCTAAGTAAGTTTAAGTTGTAAAGGAATATATAATGAGTGAAGTGAATTTGATTAGTGTATCAAAACCTTCTGCTATCACAGGATGTGGCACTGCGGGAGAGTTGGTTTCATATGTTGCTAGGGTGAGTAACCCCGACAACCAGAATAATAAAGAAACCTCTCCCAAACTTTTGCGGTACTTAGCAAAAAATAATCACTGGTCTCCATTTGAAATGGTACACATGACAATGGAGATTAAAACTACGCGGGATATCGCCAGACAAATCTTGAGACATCGAAGTTTTAGTTTTCAAGAGTTTAGTCAGCGGTATGCGGTCAGTGAGAATTTTACTTCTCGTCAAGCAAGATTGCAAGACCCCAAGAATAGACAGAACAGCATCGAAATAGATCACCGTGTCCGCAAAGACGGACTTTCAACCCCAGAAGGACGTTTGTCTGAAGAATGGAATATGATGCAACACCGACATATCCATGAGACAAAAAAGATTTACCAGTGGGCGTTAGACAACGGAATCGCAAAGGAACAGGCAAGAGCAGTATTACCAGAAGGACTTACAGAATCAACACTGTATATGGGTGGTACATTGCGTTCTTGGATTCACTATTGCGAACTACGCCGTGAGAACGGCACACAAAAAGAACACATGAAAATTGCCGA